TTGGTAAACATAAAGGAGAAAGAACTTGCCTAGTACATCAAAAAAGCAAGCGGACTTTATGCGAGCCGCCGCACACAACCCCAAATTTGCCAAGGAAGCAGGGATTCCCCAAAAGGTAGCCCAAGACTATGCGGCGGCTGACAAAAAGATGGCGCTGGCAAAAGCCTTAGCGAGAAAATAATGGCTGACTACCGTGACTTAGCTGCGGCACTGGGTGGTGGGTATGGTCAGGACACTGGCCCGATCACGCCCGATACATTGCTTACGCTGAAAAACGGCAAAACGGCTAGTGCTGGCGACTTGCTTGGCTTGCTTAAAGGTTACGGTCAAGCGGTTGGTAGTAATTTGGAATCATTGGGTCGGGGCGGTGTGGCATCAGTAATTGGTGCAGGCGGCGACCTTGAATCCCTTGGTCGAATGGGCATTAATAAGTTATATGGCGCAGGCGGTGTTAACGTAAACCCTACACCAGTATTACCGACCACCACAGACATTTTGGGCATGATGCCAAGGGCAACCGTACCGAGACCAGAAACGGCAGGAATGGAAGAACTGGGCGGGTACATGACACCAGCGACCGCTAAGTTGGCAGGTAAGGCAATTAAAGCCACTGAGGGTTTGCCTGTTGGAATGAGTATTAAGGATGTTGGTAAAGGCATTGCATCAAACACATCACAATTTACAGGCTTTAAAAATACAACTCCTTATGGCAAAGCAAAAGAAGTAGCCGCATATTTGGATAAGTTAAACGTACCCTACACAATAAATAAATCCAAAACAACCAATAGCGCATATTTAGAAATTCAAACTGGCAAAGGTGATTTTGATTATCCAATGCAATTCAGATTCTCAGATCATTCAACAGACTTACCTCATCAAAATAGACAAATTTTTACAAATCCAAAACCTGATCCAAACTTTGATTTAGATATGTTTAAAGATGGTGGACATGATACTGATTTTGCGATTAGCAAAATAAACGATTTAATGGCAAAGGTAAAGCCAAAAACAGTTATCTAAAGCATTAACAAAATGAATAAAGTGTCGAAAATTGTAGAGAAAAACTTAAACCGAGCAGGACGCAAGAAGGGTGCGCCAAATAAGGTCACACAAGAGGCTAGAGAGGCCATAGCGATGTTTGTTGACAACAATGCACACCGACTAGAGTACTGGCTGACAAGCGTTGCTCAAGGCGATCCTAAGCACGATATAAAGCCAAACCCTGCTAAAGCGTTTGAAATGTTTCAAAGCGTAGTTGAGTACCATGTACCTAAGTTAGCAAGGACTGAGTTAACGGGTGCTGACCAAGGGGCAATAGAGATGGTAATTAAATGGGCAAACGAGAAATAATTATTCCTTACGCGCCAAGGAGTGCGTTTATGCCGTTCCATCAAAGGACGGAGCGATGGGCGGTTTTGGTTTGTCATCGTCGGGCAGGGAAAACGGTTAGCGCAATCAATGACTTGATCAAACGAGCATTATTGAAAGGTGGGCGTGGGTCAAATTATGCTTACGTTGCCCCTTACCGTAGCCAAGCTAAAGCCGTGGCATGGGATTATTTAAAATTTTACAGCGCAAATGTGACCAAATCGACCAACGAATCGGAGTTGATGGTTGAGTTGATCAACGGGGCAAAGATTACATTGTTTGGTGCGGATAATGCCAATGCTATCCGTGGCTTGGGATTTAATGGGGTGTACTTGGATGAATACGCTGATTACAAGCCAAGCGTGTACGGCTCAGTCATTAGACCTACGTTATCTAGCACGATGGGGTGGTGCGTCTTTGGGGGCACTCCGAAGGGGCGCAACAACTTTCATGCGGTTTACAAGGTTAGTCAGACAACGCCTGATTGGTTTCTTCTAAGATTACCCGCAAGCGTAAGCAAGATATTGCCTGAATCGGAGTTGAAGGCGGCGCGTGATCAATTAAGCACCGACCAATACGATTCTGAATTCGAGTGTTCATTCGATGCCGCCATCATGGGGGCTTACTATGGGCAGGAAATGAGGCTGGCGCAAGATGAGGGGCGCATACGGGATTTAAAGTTTGACCCCGACGCAGATGTACACACGGCATGGGACTTGGGTTACCGAGACGATACCGCGATTTGGTTCTATCAGGTGGTCAGAAATGAGATACACGTTCTTGATTACTATGCCGTCTCAGGCGCATCCATCGAGGAAATAGCCAAGGTAGTGATTGATAAGGGTTATCGTTACACCAAGCATTACCTACCGCATGATGCAAGGGCCAAAACATTAGCAAGCGGTGGAAAGAGCATTGTTGAGCAATTGGCGGTACATTTAGGTGGCATGAATAAATTATCAATAGTGCCCGAAATTGGTGTGCAAGATGGCATCCAAGCGGTTAGAATGATTCTACCTAAGTGCTATTTTGATCCCATTTGTGATGAGGGATTAGAGGCACTCAGACAGTATCAACGAGAGTACGACGAGGACAAGAAATCATTTCGTCAGACTCCGAGGCATGATTGGTGTTCACACCCTGCGGACGCTTTTCGGATGATGGCGGTTGCTTATCGAGAGAACAAAGCAGACGAGCCACCACCAAAAGGTAAGACATTGCAGACAATCACTTTGGATGAACTTTGGGATTTTGAACAGACACATAAAGAGGAACGTATATGAGCCAACCAGTAGCAGAAGTCGGTGGTGCTAAGAACATCACAGCAACGGGCGCAGTAAGCACAGGCCCTTGCCAACTTATTGGGTTCTATGTGAACAACACAACCGCAGGCACTTTGGTGCTTCGTGATGGTGGGAGTGGCGGTACGGTTCTGTGCGGAACAATTACTCCCGCCATTGGGTTTCACCGTTTCCCTGCCAACATTGGCTCAAGTTTATACGCAACGATTGCGGGTACAGGGCTTGATGTGACGTTCTTCTTTGCTGCGGGTAATTAATGGCTTACGAAGATACAAGTGCTTATGAGGGCGACGACCCAGGCCCATATTGGCACGACCAAATTGAACACGCGACCAAAGTCTTTGACAAATGGGAAAAGCGTGGGCAAAAAGTAGTACGTCGTTATCGGGATGAACGGGATGCAATAGAGATGCCGAGGATGAAATTTAACATCCTTTGGTCAAACATTAGCGTGTTGTTTCCTGCTCTTTACGGCAGACAAGCCAAGCCCGAAGTATCCCGTAGATACATGGATCAAGACCCCGTGGGTCGTTTGGCGTGTACGATGCTTGAGCGAGTGGTTGAGTACGAGGTGACGCAATTCAGCGACTTTGACGGTGCTATGCGTGGGGTCGTAGAGGATAGATTGTTGCCTGGTCGCGGTACGGCGTGGTTGAGATATGAACCCGTAATTGTTAGCGAAGCACCCGAACCCGCAATGCCGACAATGGAAGGCACGGAAGAAGGCGCACAGATCACGGATGTTGAGGAAATCGAGCGTGTTGACTCAGCGCATAGTCCCGTGGATTACGTTTATTGGCAAGACTTTATCCACTCACCCGCCCGACATTGGGAAGAAGTATGGTGGGTAGCGCGGTGGGTCTACATGACCAAGGACGAGGGTATTGAGCGATTTGGTGATGTGTTTAAGAACGTCCCCATGCAAGCCCAAGCCGACGATGTGGATTCAAAGAATCCAATGACGGCAAAATCCGCATACGGCAAGAAAGCCAAGGTTGCGGAAATATGGAATAAGCGCACTAAGAAGGTGTGTTGGATTGCCAAGGGTTATCCACAAGCACTTGATGAGCGTGACGATCCATTGGAATTAGAGGAGTTTTTCCCTTGTCCCAAACCATTATTAGCGACCACAACAAACGGCTCGTTGATACCCGTGCCCGATTATTGTGAGTACGAAGACCAAGCGCAAGAATTAGACAATTTGACGCAACGCATTTACCTATTGGTAAAAGCCTGCAAAGCGGTAGGCGTTTTCAATGCTGAGTTTAAAGAACTTGGGCGAATGTTTAGCGAGGGAGTGGACAACAAGTTATTCCCCGTAACTTCGTGGGCGGCAATGAGCGAGAAGGGCGGTTTAAAAGGCGCAATAGACATGATGGACACAAGTGCCATCATCAAGACCTTACAACAGCTTTACGCATCGAGGGAAGTTGTCAAGCAAAGTATTTACGAAATCATGGGCATATCGGACATCCTACGGGGTTCTTCTAATGCTCAGGAAACGCTTGGCGCACAACAGTTAAAGGCTAACTTTGGGTCACTTAGATTACGCGCCTCTCAGGGCGATGTAGCGCGTTTTGCAACTGATTTATTTAGAATGAAGGCGCAAATCGTATGTAAGTTTTATCCACCTGAGTTGATTGTGGAGATGTCGGGTGTGATGAACACTCCTGATGGCCAAGACCCGCAGATGTTGCAAGCAGCGATTCAGATGCTCTCAAACAGCACGATTCGAGATTTCCACATTCAAGTTGAGGCAGACTCATTAGCGCAAATAGATGAGCAGGCTGAAAAACAAAATGCACAAGAAGCCATTGCGGGAATTGGAGCATTTTTGCGTGAAGCCATCCCAATGGTGTCACAAGCACCTGAGACATTGCCAATGGTGTCCGAGATGTTGTTATTTTTGGTACGCAGATTTAGAGCAGGCAGAGGGTTGGAGAGCGCAATTGAAAAAGCAATGAAATCGTTGGAAGAAAAAGCGCAGATGGCTAAACAGCAGCCACCGCAAAATCCTGAGATGATGAAGCTCCAAGCAGAACAACAAGCCGAGCAGATGCGTATGCAAGTTGAACAACAGACCGAACAAGCCCGTTTACAGGCAAGCGCACAAACTGAGCAGATGAAGATGCAAGCACAAGGTCAATTTGAGCAAGCCAAGGCACAGTTAGAAATGCAAATGCAACAGGCTAAAGCACAATCGGATATGCAGATTGAGCAAATGAAGGAGCAATTTGCACAACAAATGGCCAACCAAGAGATGCAAATTAAAGCGCGTGAAATGCAAGGGCGTGAGGAATACGAGCGTTGGAAAGCTGAGTTGGATGCTGCAACCAAGATTATGGTGGCTCGAATTGGAAGCAACCCAGGCGTTGATTTGCCCGTGGTAGAAGCGGCAGCAGCTCAAATCACAAACGAGTTGGGCGCACCTATATTGCAAGCAATGGACAAAATGGCCATGATGCACGACCAAATGGCAAATATGCACGGTCAAACCATGACAAACATTGGCGAAGCAATTAAAAAGTTAGGCGCACCCAAAAAAGTGGTTAGAGGCGCAGACGGCATGGTGATTGGGGTGGAGACAATCCAATGAGTTTAGTCTTAGCCGATAGGGTTCGGGAGACAACTCAGACTACAGGAACGGGCACAATCACTTTGGGTGGTGCGGTTCAAGGATTTCAGTCGTTTAGCGTCATTGGCAACAACAACACAACGTATTACACAATTAACCGTGGGACGGAATGGGAAGTTGGCATTGGGACATATTACGGTGGAACACTAAGCCGAGACACGGTTTATGCGTCATCTAACGGCACATCAAAGGTTAACTTTAGCGCAGGGTCAAAAGATGTATTTGTAACTTACCCGTCTGAAAAGTCGGTTAACGGGGATGCTAACAACAGAGTATTAATTCCTTACACATCGGGCACAACCAATGTTGGATCGTTAAATGTTGGCGATGCTACGGCGCACACGGATACGGGCGTTATAGCGGGGTTTACGGCAAGTGAGCCGTTATATTTATACACAAGCCTGCAAAACACAAGTGCAAGCAACACAAGTTATGCGTCTTATGCGGTCAATGACGGTGGTCATACGGCTTATGGCGAGCTTGGAATAAATAACGCAAATTACAGTTATACAGCGGCGGGGTATCCTAATAATGGGTTTTCCACGCCATTGGCAAGTTTTGTGGAATCCTTTGGTGGGCCTTTAGTTCTTGGATCATGGGATAGTCAAAAGATTAGTTTTATTGTTAACGGTGCGGTCAACACATCGGACGCAATGACAATTCAAACTACGGGTGCGGTAACAATCCCAAGCGTGGCGGTTACGGGTGGCACAATAGATAACGCAACAATTGGCACAACAACCGCAAACACAGGTAAATTCACAACCCTTGAATCCACAGGCACGGCAAGTTTAGCAACAGGGTCAACAACATCTATTCAGATTGTTGGTGATGCTTCATATCCTCAAGTAAAAGCTACTGGTGGAACAAACACGCCTTTAGTGCTTCAACCTTTAGGTACGGGTGCATTACAAGCACAAAAAACAGACTCTACTGCTACTGGTGGTAATGCTAGGGGTGCTAATGCAACCGATTGGCAGACTTCTAGAACTACTGCGGCACAAGTATCCAGCGGCATTCAAACCACTATTGGTGGGGGTATAAATAATACTGCAAGTGGAACTGTTGCCACTGTTGCTGGAGGAACTGGTAATGCGGCAACTCAGGCTTATGCTTCAATTTTAGGAGGAATATCTAATGGTGCGGCTGGTTATGGTGGTGTCGTTTGTGGAGGGTATACAAATCAAGCATCGGGATATTTTTCTTTTATTGGCACTGGATACACAAATAGTGGAACTGCAACTGCGGCAGTAACTACGCAATCAGGCACTATGAACAGCACAACTGCTGTTACTTTGTCTGGTTCAAATGCTTCAATTAAAGTTGGTCAATTAATTACTGGCACAAGCATTACAACATTTCCAGCAACTTATGTTGCCGCAATATCAGGAACATCGCTAACATTAAGTCAAGCCGCATCAGGTTCATCTACAAGCACACTCAGTTTCTACACCCCTCACGGCATAGTAGTCGGTGGTGGCAACAACCAAGCTACTGGTGCTTACAGTTTTATTGGTGGTGGTGGTGATGCGGGTACTGCGGCTAATAGAAATACTGCATCGGGAGATTGGAGTGTTGTTGGTGGTGGAAGTAAAAACGTAGCATCAGGTATTGGCTCTGTTGTTGTGGGTGGTGGTTTTAATTCATCAACTACCGTTTTTGGCAATACTGCAAGTGGAATTGGTTCCTTTGTAGGTGCAGGGGTTCTTAATACTGCAAGTGGGTTGTATGCATCAATTTTAGCTGGGTCTAATAATTTATCAAATAATAATAGTACTTCTGTTTATGGTGGTACATATGCAACAACAAGAAGTATAATAGGAAACACTGTTACTGCTGGTGGCAACGCACAAATTGCGTCTGTACAAGGAAATTCTCAAACCGCATTACTAGTTCTTGGTAGAGAAACAACAGATGCTACTGCCACAGTTATTACTTCAAATAATGTAGCCGCCGCCGCCACAAATCAAATAGCTTTACCTATAAATTCAGCTTACTTTTTTAAAGGTGAAGTAATTGCTGGAGTTACTGCGGCTGGAGATACAAAAGGTTGGTCTATTGAAGGTGTTATCAAACGAGCCACAACTGCGGCATCTACGGCATTGGTAGGCACTCCTACAGTAACATCTTTATATGGCGATGCGGGCGCATCAACATGGTCGGTAGCGGTAACGGCAGACACTACCAATGCGGCGTTAAAAATAACTGTAACTGGTGCGGCGGCGGTAACAATTAGATGGGTCGCACAGATTCGTACAACAGAAATGACATTCTAGGAGTAAACAATGGCTTTAAAACTAACAAATGTAATCAACCCAACCACAGGTCAGACTTGTGCCGAGGCTTATGCTCGCATCACTAACTTCTACGGGACTAAAGACCAAATCCAAGTACAAGTGGCTATCCACTACAACGCAGAGAGTCGTCAGGCTAACCATCAGACCATCAAAGAAAATGCTCATTACATTGGAATTGACGATTTGAAAGGTGATTTGATTCCTGCAATCTACACATCTTTAAAGACGCTGACAGAATACGCTGGCGCAACGGACGTTTAAATGTTTGGATACGGTGCATTTGCAGAATTACCCTTTGCGACAATAGAAAGCACCATCACGCCCATTACTGAGGCGGTTATTGGCGGTCACTTTGGATTTGACGAAAAAGGGCGTAAAAAGAAATGGGACGAAGAATTAAGTTTTGAGGCACAACGTAAGGAAAAGTTAAAAGAAGCGTTGTTTGGATTACCACCCGAATCAAGGGAAGAAATTACAAGCGCACCCATTCAAACAATAGATGTTGCAAGCCAAACGGTTATTGATTATGATGCGTTAATGCTTAAGATTAAGGAAATTGATCGCAAGGTTAAATTTCAACAAGATGAACAAGACATTGCAATGATTTTGGAGTTAATTTGAGAACAACTTGGATATTCCCATCAGACGGCTCAGAACCTTACGAGCGCAATGATAGGGGTGAGGCATCAGAGTACATGATTCGTGGCGACATAGAGCCGTTTAGAAGCCCTGACGGTGTAATGATTGAGGGCAGAGCGCAATGGCGTGAACATTTGAAGAAAACAGATTCAATTGAGATGGGTCATTCCGATGTTAAGTATGCTCAAGAACAATGGAACAAGAAGAAATCTGCACATATTGACCGATTGAGGGGGCAAGTAGCGGTTACGCAAGAATTTGACCGCCCAGGCGCACCTATCAACCCGACCAAGATGAGCAATTTGAACGTGGAGATGGCTAATCGGTTACACAACCGCCCAATGCCTGAGCGTAAAGAGATGATTAAGATGACATTAGACCAAATGAAAAGGATGAGATAAATGGAAAATGAAGTTGTCGCACCCGACACGCAAGAATCCCTGCCCCTTGATACACAAACTTCTGAGACGGTTGAAACACCAACAGAAGCGGTTGAAAAACCGACAGAAGAACCCAAGACCCGTGCCGACACGATACGAGAGGCATTGGCAAACAAAGATTCTAAAGACGAAGTTAAGCCACAAAAGCGGGAACAACGAGCCGCTAAGTTTCCAACCCCTAAAGATTCAAAAGTAGAACCAACCCAAGCGGTTGATATGCCCAAATCTCTTAAATTAGAGATGAAAGCACATTGGGAGAAAGCACCACCTGAGTTACGCCAAGCCATTGCCCAACGAGAGGCAGACTTTGAGCGTGGGATTAACTCTTACAAACAAAGAGACGCGGACGCAAAAGCAATTACTGAGCAATTTGCACCTTACGAATGGATTTTAAAAAACGAGAACGCTACTCCTGCAACGGCAATTGGGCCATTGCTTCAGACGGCAGCGTTACTTCGTACAGGCACACCGCAACAGAAATCTCAAGCGGTGGCGCAAATGATTCAACAATTTCAGATTCCGTTAGATCAGGTTTCGGCGTACTTTAACAACGAAGCCCCACAACCACAAGATAATCATTACAATCAACTCGCGCAACAAGTACAACAGTTGACTCAGCACATCACTCAGCAACAGTACGAAGCGCAAAAGCAAAATGAAGGTCGGGCACTCTCGGTCATTCAACAGTTTGCGGCTGACCCCGCGAACGCTCATTTCGAGGCAGTCCAAGACAGGATGTTGCAGCTTCTCCAAGCACCAAACATCTTAGGTGACACCTCAAATATGTCAGAACGCGAGAAATTGCAGAAGGCATACGACACCGCTATCAAACTTGATCCACAGATTGCACAATCGATATTTGCTCAACAGCAACAATCCATGCAAACACAGAATCAAGCGCAGAGAGCAAAAGCGGCGGCAGTTCAAGTTCGTGGCGCACCCGCGCCAAGCATGAACACCGCTAACCAAACGGATCGTCGGGCTATCATTGCAAATGCCTTACGGTCAAACTTTTAAAAAAGGGGAATTCTTATGGCATACGCCAATAGTAATTACTCAGACGTTTTAGCGACAACCATTGAATCACGTTCGGGCATCGTTGCCGATAACGTGACCAAAAACAATGCGTTGTTAACTCGTCTGAGAGAGAAAGGCCGT